GGCCTCGCGCCGGTCGGCCTCGGCGACGACCGCCGCCGCGTCGTCCGGGTAAGCCTCGGTCGGCGCGACGCGCTCAAGCGCCGCCGCCATCTGCGCCTGTACAAGCTCATCGCGCAGTCCGTAGCCTACTTTCGGCCCGCCCTGCTCGGCGACCCAGTCCAAAAACCGCACACTGTCCCAGCCGGCGCAGTGCCCGTGCAGGCACTTGAAGGCGCGCGACGCTGGAAAATACCGGCCCTCGGGATCATCGTTCGAATGCTCATCCGCATTCGGGCAGACGATGCCGGCCCAGCCGGCACTGTTCGGCCGCTCAAGTAGCCAGCCCTTCGCGGCGAGCCAGCCCAGCACTTCGTCGTCGGCGCCGTCGTCGACGATCGTGCTGACCACGTCAGCAGACGGGGCGCCCGGCACGACGCCCAGCGCCGCGCAGATCTCGGCGAGAGAGTACTCGCGCTCGGGCGCAAACTCGACCAAGCGCGACTCGAACCCGTCACGGCCAGGCTTCAGGTTGACCGAGCCGGGTAGCCGGAAATTTCGCACCGCGTTAGTGGCGCCCTCGTCGGTCCAACCGGCCGCCGCCATGGCCGCCACGGCGGCCGCGAACTCGGCCTTGGTCGGCTGATCGTCGAACCGGAACGCGTAGCCCCACTGCTCATTCCCGGGCGAGGTCTCCATGCGCCAAGTCGGCGGCAGCGGCGGCGTCCGCGTCACCTTCGTGCCGATGTCGTCCAGCATGAGCACCAGAACGTGCTCGATATTGTCACGCGTGAAGCTGAAGCGGCCCTTCAGCCGCTCCTCGATGAAGCTGCCGGTGTTACCGTACCAAGCCCCGCCCGGTCGGTAGTCGCGCGGCAGCGTCGCGATGTAGCCGCGCCCGCGCTGGCGCACCAGCAGCGCCGTCTCGCCCTCGGCCGCAAGGCCCGCGAACCATTGGATGAAGTCAGTCATTTACCATACCTCGCCATCACTTTAGCCTCCACTGCCAACGGCAGTCCCTGCGCCCAGTCGGGCGGTGTCGTCATCACCTGCTCTAGCATCGTCTTGACCTCCTCTGGTCTGTCTGTCTCGATCACGATCTCGTCATGGACGTGGAGCACCACGTCGTTTAGCTGTCGCAGCGCATGGCGCAGGATGTCGTGCGCGGCCGCCTGCGTCAGATTCTCGTCGGCAAGGCCACGCCACAGGCGCGCCCTCGGCCATTCCGTTGCGTCAGCCGCCGGCTTCCAACTAGCCTTCGCGTACGTTATCTCGTCACCCTCAATCCGGGCGTACGGGTAGCACAAGATCCGGCCCGACGGCAGCGCGTACCAGAGGTGCGTCCCGTCGAACATATAGGTCGCGCGGCCGGCCTCGAACGCCGCGCCCTTGTGCCGCATCGCGGACCAGTAAGCCCGTTCGATGTCGGACCAGAACGCGGGCGCCCAAGGGTTCGCTCGACGCCAAGCGTCAACGATCCGCTGCGCCTGCGCCTCCTCGATCCGCACGCCGTAACCGCGGCCCATCGCCGCGAACGCCCCGACGCCACCCCCGAACCCGAGCGCGAGTTCTTGGACCTTGCCGATCTGGCGCTGGTCGCTGCGCCCGGCATCATGGTCGGCCAAAATCTCCTCGTAAGGTCGCTGGAACGTCGCCGCAGCGTTGACGATGTACGGGTCCAGCCCCTGCCGAAAAATATCCAGCTTCGCCTCGCCGGCGACCGACTTCGCAAGCCACGGGTTGACCCGGCCCTCGATCGCCGACCAGTCGGCCACAACGAACGACTTGCCGGGGTCGGGTAGCAGCGTCGGCCGGAGCATGAGCTTGAGCACGTCGGTCACCCGCGTGCCGTGCGTCGGTACAAGCGGCGCCCGCGCCATCATCGACGCGCGGACCTCTAGTGGAGCTTTTGCGGCTTTTCGAGGTATGTTGTGGACCTGCGCGCCGTAGCTTGATGCACGTCCTGTAGCTGCTCCACCAGCGAAGACAAATGCGCCTCTAACTCGCGCGTCCTCCGGATCAGCCAGGGAAGCGAGCTTTGCAAACTTCGCGACCGCAGAAGCCCAGAGGTCGTCCGTACACTGGATGACCTCGGCAACAATGGGCGGTACCTCATCATCATCTCCAAACGCGAGCAGATTTGCCCGCACAGATTTATCGAGCGAGTCCTTCGCCTCGCCACCCTTGTAGCTGACCGCGAGCTTGCGCGCCCTCGGCCCCAGCCGCTCCAGCACCCACTGGCGCAGCACCGGGGAGCGCACCGTGCGCACCGCGCCGTCGGTCAGTTCGCGCACCCGCGCCGTGATGTCGATACTCTCCTGCGCCGCGTAGGCGAGCGCCGCATGGCAGAGCGCGACGTCCACCCGCACGCCGCGATCGTTGATCCGCTCGTTGACGTGGTAGTCCGCAAGCTCATCAGCCGACAACGGCCGCAAGCCCTTACTGATCGCCCGCATCGCCCGCACGTCCTGCGCGCAGTACTCGAACAGATCGGCCAGATCTTGCTCGGTGTGCTTGAAAGGCGGCACGCAGCACTTCCTGACCAGCGCGGCCCCGCGGTGGTCCTTCTTCATCGACGCGCCCGAGAACCGACCGACGTCCTCCAGCGAGCCAGGCGCGCAGTTGGCGCGCGCCTGCGCGGCGGTGCAGTAGAACTGCTCCAGACGCGGCTCGGGCAGGTCGTAGTCGGGGCAGAGCACATACCAGAAGATCAGCCGCTCGAAGGCGGCGTTGTGGGCGGCGATGGTGTCCAGATTCTGGATGCCATCCCGCACGGCTGCCGGGAACGGCTGGTCGGGCGTCCAGACCTGCACGTCCTCGTCGTCGACCGCCCAAGCCATGCAGAGCACCCGCGTGCTCGGGTCTTGAGCGTAGGTGTAAGCGCCCCGCGCGATCAGGTCGCACTCGGAGCGCGTTTCGAAATCAAGCCAGATCATTCGTCCTCCAGATGGCAACGGGGGCCGAAGCCCCCGTCACCTTACTGCTTAACGATCAGGCCGTGCGACGCTGACGCCGACGCGGCTCCTCACCACCGGCCTCGGGGGCGTCCAAGGATTGGACACCCTCGCCGTCCATCGTGAGCCAGTCGACGATCTCGAACACGGGCGTGAAGACCCGGCCATACGACTTGTGCTGGTAGTGGTCGTTCTTCAACTCAACCACCGCCACCGGCCGCGACTGGTCCTTCATCACCTGATTGGCGATCGCCGTGCCGAGCGTCTGCACCGCACGCTTACCGCCGACTGAGGTCGCGCTGAACCGCGCCTCCATCCCGGCGTCATCACCATCGAGCGCCTTCAGGCAGAAGCCGAACTGCTGCTCCCACCCCCGCTCCGCGCCTGCGGGCGGCACGCCGACCTCGGGCAGCGGCTCGGTGAGCGGCGCCATGTGCTCGCCAAGCACCTCACCCTTACCCCACGCGATGAAGCCGTGGACGAACGAGAACGGATTCACCGCCCAGCGCGTGCCCTTCTCGACCTCGGTCTGGTCAGCGCCGAACACCCAATGCCCGGTTTTGTCCATTTTGAGGATCACCATCGTTGACGGCGTCGCCTGCTCAAGCTTCTTGAGCGATTCGGCCACGGCGGTGACGGGAAGGTTGGCGTTCGAGAAAATTGCGATATTGGACATGACAGTACCTTTCACGAGATTTTAGAAAGGGCAGCGGTCATCTGCTGCCCGAGAAGCACCTTCGCAGGCCGGGGATCGCTCTCCGGTGCGATGGTGTCGCCAGAACTGACAGAAGTCACGGCATCAGCCGGCAGGGCGATCTTGTGTTTTTTAAGCACCTTCTCGACCTGCGCGACAGAGCGCATCTCCATCAGTTCAGACTCAGGGGCGCCGGCGGCGACAAGCGCCGCGCAGGCGTCGGATTCATTAACCCACTTCCGCATCGCACGCTTGGGGACAAGCTTCCAGCCCGGCACCGGCAGGCCAGCCTCAAGCTTCTGCTGCACCAACCCGCGCGCAGCGGCGGTGAACGACTCCAGCATATCAGCAAGCTCCAGCGCGCGCCCGAGGTCAGCGTCCGACAGATCGTGAAGCTTCTGCAAGACGAGACGACGGACCGCATCGGTCTGTTGCGGACAAATGGCCTTCGCCGGACAGAAGCGGCAATGCGAGCCGACCGTAAGAGGCGGGTTCTCAAGCTCAGCTAACCGCAGCGCGTGGCGCAGGTCGGCCTCGAAGTCCAACAGGCGGCTGATGTCGGTGCGCCAGCGGCGCACCTGTGGCGGCTGAACGATGATCAGTTCGACCGTCGCGGCGTCGCGCAGCGCCCAGTGATTCGAGCGCAGCGCGGCGAGCGCGTAGAACATCAACTGCGGGTTGTTCTCGGCCTCAACGATGACGCCGTCGCCGAACTTCCAGTCCACCACATAAGCGTGATTGCGCGACTTCGCGATGAAGTCGACCGTGCCGAAGGCGCCCGGCACCTCGTCCCAGCGAACGATCGTCTCGCAGTCGTACTCCAGCGTGCCAGGCCGCTCGGCCTCAAGCTCGTCGACGAAGTCAAGCGCAAAGCGGATCTTGTCCTCCTCCTCGGTGGTGAAGTCGGACCACTTGAGGTCGCCCGTCAGGATCTGACGCTCGATGGCGTCATGCAGGCGCGTGCCCTGCGCCATATAGGCGTTCTCCAGTTGTGGCGGCGCCTTGCGGACAAGCTGCACGCTGCCAGGGCAGGCGATGACGCGGCCGGCGGTCGAGCCGCCGACGACAGATGAGTGGGTGCTCATGGGTTCCTCTCGTTCACGGTGCCGTTGACGCCGCGCGGCCAGAGCATCTCGGGCTGATACTGCGCGCCCTTGCGGAGAAGTTCCTGCGCCGTGTAGCGGTCGAAGTTGCTGCGGCCGTAGCCGGGGGCGACGTAGACGTCACCGTTCCGGTAGTGGGGCAGATAAGGCACGCCGTTCAGGACGAGCGCATGGCTCGGCACGCGCTCGGCGGGGAGATTAGAGCCTAGAAGACTGGACATTACTGTTCCTTGGTTGACGTTAGGAGGCTCAATCGTATAGGATGCGAAAAAAGTTTGCAAGCCCTAAACTTTAAAACTTTCGGGAGATCAAAAATTTTGGAACGCGATATTGAGGCATATCTTGTGAAGCGAATACGGGCGCTGGGCGGGCACGCCTACAAGTTCGTCTCGCCGAGCAACAGGGGGGTGGCTGACCGACTGGTCGTGCTGCCGGGGGTCGTGTGGTTCGTAGAGGTCAAGGCCGAAGGCGGGCGCCTGTCGCCGCTCCAGACGCTCTTCATCGAGCAGATGAAACGGCTGGGCCAGAACGTGATCGTAGTATGGAACAAGGAGGGTGTCGATGCTTTCATTGCGACCGTATCAAGAGGAAGCTGCTGACTTCCTGTACGCCAACGACCGCGCCATGATGCTGGCGCCGGTCGGGGCCGGCAAGACCGCGACCACGCTCACGGCGATGGCCGATATGCTAGAGGTCGGGCACGCCCGCAGGTTCCTCGTGCTCGCGCCCAAGCGGGTCGCCGAGCACGTCTGGCCGGTCGAGGCGCGGAAGTGGGCGCCGGGGCTGGACGTTGCTGTCTGCATTGGCTCACCCGCGCAGCGGGCACGGGCGCTTGCCTCCGAGGCGCCCGTGGTCGTCACCAACTACGACAACCTGATCTGGCTCGCCGAGCAGCAGCTCGACTTCGACGCGGTCGTGTTCGACGAACTGACCCGGCTGAAGAACCCGTCCGGCAAACGCTTCAAAGCGTTCGCGAAAGTCATCGACCCCATCAAGATCCGTTGGGGGCTGACCGGCTCGTTCACCGCCAACGGCCTCGAAGACGTCTTCGGCCAGTGCAAGATCGTCGACCAGCAGATGCTCGGCCGCAGCAAGGGCGCGTTCCTCCAGCAGTACTTCCACTGCCTGAACCGCGAGTACGGCCAGTGGACGCCGCTGCCTGGCTCGCTGGAGCGCGTCATGGCGCGGATCAAACCGTGGACCTACGTCCTAGAGCCGGTCGAGTACAAGGACACGCTCCCGCCGCTCCACACGGTCGAGGTGCCGCTCGTCATGCCGATGCAGGTCTATCTCGACATGAAGCGCAAGTGCGTGATCGAGATGCGCGACACGGTCGTCAGCGCCGCCACCGCCGCCGCGGTCACGACCAAGCTCCAGCAGATCGCGGCCGGGTTCGCGTACTCCAACTACGGCGACGTCCTGCCGATCTCGGATCACAAGCTCGACGCGCTCGAAAGCATCTTCACCGAGAACCACAAGGCGCCCACGCTTGTCTGGTACCAGTTCAAGGCGCAGTTGGCGGCGCTCAAGGCACGCTTCCCGCGCTGCGAGGAGCTTGTCAACAGCGACACCATCGACCGCTGGAACGCCGGCCAGATCCAGATGCTGGCCGTCCACCCGGCCTCGGCCGGGCACGGCCTCAACCTGCAAGGCCAGTCCCGCATGGTCTGGCTGTCGCTGCCGTGGTCGCTTGAGCTGTACGAACAGGCGATCGGGCGACTGCACCGCAGCGGCCAGCGGCACGCGGTCTGGAACTATGTCCTGTTGACAGAGAAAACTGTAGATGAAACAATCTTTACTGCGCTACAAAACAAGCGCAGCGTGTCTGACATTGCTATGGAGTGTTTGAAATGACGTTGACGGAGCAGTTGAAGTTGGCGCAGTCTGAGTTGACCATTCGGCAGCGGGAGTTCAACACCGCTCAACGGCATCTCAACCGCGTCTTGGCCCAAATCACCTACTTGGAGAAGCGAATTGAACTGGCGAGAAATGCAAAAGCGACTGACCACCCTGACGGAGAATGAGCTATGCGACTTGATCGACCAAGAACTGGCGTCGCCGGCGCCGCGCCCTACGATCGCACTGCGGCTGCATCAGCGGCTCTGTACGGTCCGTTCGACCCGCGAGAGGCTGGATCTGATCCAGAGACTGACCCGTACCGTCTAGCAGTCCAGACGGACGTCCAACGAACCTGGCGCAAGTACGGCTGGGTGCCCCCTTCAGAACTGACGGAGTATCAAGAGAAATGGACAAGCTTCAAGTTGTCGACTATAGCGGGCCTTATCTCGAACTGAAGCGCCTGACCGACCAGGTCTGGCAGGCCGTGCTGGAGCAGCGGTTCGACGACGCCCGCGCCATCTGCGATCAGGCGGTGGTCGAGGCGCGGATCCTGAAGGCGCAGATTGGAGCGCAGCATGGACCGCGCGAAGGTTGACCCGGACTACTTCTGGCAGTCGATCGAGACCTGCCCCACGGGCGAGCGGGTGCAACTGCTTAACCGTGCGGGCATCGCCTCGACCGGCAAGATGGTCGGTAACAAGGACGGATGGTGGGTGGGTTGGGCGCCGCTGCCCAAGATCCCGCCAGCCATCAAAGAACTACTGGAGTGAGAGATGAATAAACCAACAGGTGGACCGGCGTTTCCAACGGGCACGGCATATCAAGGCATGACGCTTCGAGATTATTTTGCGGCGAAGGCGATGCAGGGCTTGCTTGCGGGTCTTGATAAAGATGCTCGTCGATTTATGGAACGCCAAGAAGAGCCGGTAAAAACACTAGCAGAGGCAAGCTGGGTAATGGCAGACGCCATGCTGAAAGCAAGAGGTGAGAGATGAGCATCCACTACTTCTGCCCGTTCCGGCGGGCGTACATCACGGCGACCGTGCCGACTGAGGTTGGATACAAACTTATGGGGTGGGTATGAAACTCTACGAAGTGCCGCGCAACACGCGGATCAGGATCGACGGCATTGAGCTGTTGTTCATCAAACTCGACGGAGCATATAGCATCTGTCAAACAGATGATGGAGAGACCGTGCATCTCGCAGCATGGGCCGAAGTGGAGGTGTTGGAATGAAACCAAAATTCACACGCATGATCGACGGCATCCCAACAATGACGGTCATGGAGCATGAGCATATTGTCGGTCAGTTGATGAAGATCATCGAGAGGCTGCTCATTCATGTCGAGCCAGATTGCGGCGATCCGACTTGTCTGGATTGCGAAGTATGGCGACCGGCATGGAGAGCGATTGCGGAACTGAAGGAGAAGAACACATGAGCATTGAAGCAATGAAGCAGGCGCTGGAGGCGTTGAAGATGTGTCGCGGGTTAATCCGCAACAACATCGCAGAGGGTGTAGCCATCAGCTCACCAAACCCATTCTTTTCCGCTGACGTTGACAACGCCATCACCACCCTCCGCACCGCTATCGAACAGGCAGAGAAGCAGGAGCCGGTGGAATGTATGTGCGGAATTTGCAAGCTCGGCAAGCGCGACTGGTCGCTCCTTGAAGCAACGCAGGAATCGCTGCGAGAGCACATGGCAGAGATCAAGCGCCTCAAGCAACGCCAATGGGTCGGGCTGACGGATGAGGAGCGCCGCAACACAAGGGAGTGGAAAGAGATTCAGGGCGAACTTGGCCCCGTCTGGGCACCGATGATGTTGTATTTGTATCTTGCAATCGAAGCAAAGCTGAAGGAAAAGAACACATGAGAGTCAGCGCAACAACCATTCCCCTGTTGATCAAGTCCCTGATCGACAAGCCACAGACCGCCCTAGAGCTTGTCGCCAGCACCGGCCTCGGCGCCGACGGCGTCCACAAATTCATCGCAGGTATGAAGGACGCCGAACTGATTCATGTCGTTCGCTGGGATTACAAAAGCACTCAGCCCGTCGCGGTGTACGCTTTCGGCTACGGAAGGAACACCAACGAACGCTGGAACGAGACGCAGACAAAGCTGTTCGATCTTTTCGGTGACACGCCGATCTCTTACGACAACGTGCAACTGTCCGAGAAGCTGAACCTCGGCCGATCAACAATCAAGAAGGCAATGAATGAACTCGTCAAACACGGCTTCTTCGTCCAAAACCCCGGTAAAGCAACCGCGCCGATCTCGTGGAGACGCAACCTCGATGTGGCCCTTCCCGACCGTGGAGCAGCTACGTCAAATGCAGGGTATAAGCCAGCCCCCGCTCCGCGACCGGCCCAACAAAGCTGGTTTTCGGCAATCGTGTGAGGAGGCGCCGTGGTGAAGACGCTTGGCGAGTGGATCGAAATAACGCAGGAAGAAGAGGAAGCCTGGAAGATGAAAGCGAACGATATGCAAGTCGGCGGCACCCACTACAAGGACATGGGGGTGCAGCCGTGGGACGTCATGGAGGCCGTACTGACCCGCGAGGAGTTCATCGGGTTCCTCAAGGGCAATTGCATCAAGTACGCCATGCGGCAGGGCCGCAAGGACTCAGACGACGTCAACAAGTGCCTGCACTACGTCAAGAAGCTGAACGAAGTCTTAGGACGCGGCTAACATCTCGTGGGCGGTGCGCCTGACCTCCAGCACGCGCCGCCCCCAGCCCCGCCCGAACGTCTCCCAAGTCTTGAGTTCTTGCAGGAACGTCAGGCGCTTGTCACAGTACCCGTCGATGACGTCACGCGGATTCATAACGTGGACGGCTCGTAGCGTCAGCGGCCCCAGCACGCCGTCTGGCGTGGCGCCGACCGTCTCTTGCAAGAACTTGATCGCGCGGCCTGGCCCGCTGTTGACCGCGGTGTCGAACACACAGTAGTCGATCCCGACCGGCAGCGCGCCGCACTTGGCGCGGTCCCAGTACTTCTCACGATAGACCGGCGTCACGTCCGCGATAGTCAGCGCCCGGATGGCGTCGACGCTGACGCCGTGACCGACCCACCGCTCCCACGTCTCCTTAGTGACGCCCAGGTTAGTGGCGCCGCCCGGATCGTTGGGGTGCTCGACAAAGCCGCCCTCGTGCGCGAGGACGTGCTTCAGGCAGGCGTCAAACCTCATACGCGACGCTTGTCCCAGACCGACCAGCCCAGCCCGCCCAGCGTGGCGATGGCGCCGACGATACCTTGCCAAGTCTCGCCGTCGATGCCCCACGAGACAGCAAAGCCGCCGCCAGCAGTGGTCAGGACGTGACGGATGATCGATGCAACGATAGCTGAGTTCATGTGCGACCTCTTACAGTTTAATCACAAGACTGATCAACATCAGGATGATAGCGCCGGCGCTGCCGACCAGTATATGCTCCAGCCGCTTGAGGCGGGCGTTGATGCCTTCGTAGCGCACTGCGCATACCTGTTCGTGACTCATCAACTTCGCCTCCACTTCGGAAATGTTGCCCATCATTCACCCTCACGAAAATCCACAAACGGCTGTACGACTTGCGGGGCGACTATGGCGGTCTGCCGACCTGCCGCACCGCTGAACATCGTCCGGCGCTCCTTACGCGCCAAGGCGGCGTTGATCGCTTCCAACGCTTGGTCAGGTTTCTGATGCATCAAAACGGCCAATTCGTTGGCGGCGCGGTTGTTGATGCGCTGACGCAAGTTTTGGCTGATGCGTAACGCCAGGTTGACTTCTTGATTAAGGGTTGAATACCCGGCAATAGGCGACGTCTGCTCTGCTGCTTCCGAGGCCAGCCGTTGGGCGGCGGGGCGCGGGGCTGCAATTCCAAGCGCGGCCAGACCTTCGCCGCGTTGATAGCGGGCGATGTCGGCAGCGACCGACGCCAAGTCGGTCAGTTCTTCTTGCGTAAAGTTGCCCGTCAACTGCTGGACCTTTGGCACCACCCGCGCGTCTGGCATAGCGCGAGACAGCGACGCCGAAACTTTCTGCAACTCACCCGTGCGCGCAACAATCGCCTCCAAGTCTGCAAAGCCGTCTTTGCCCATGACCTGCTTGATGCTGGCGCTGTTGTCAGTCAACAGCTTGACGGCACCACCGACGTTTGGTTTATCGCCGGTCAAGAAGTTGTTGACGCGCGTCACAATAGCCGACTGCACCGCCTCTCGGCCGTCGGGCGACAGCCTTCGCAGCGCCTCGCTCATGTTGCGCGGGTTAGACAACAGCACTTGAACGACATCTTGGGCCGTCTCGCCACCGAAGGTTGTGCGCAAGGACTGAACATTTGCCAAGCCGTCATCTAGCCGCGCCGCTTCGGTTTGAATGCGCTCCAATCGCTGACGGATCGGCATCCCCGCGTCTTCAAGAACTTGAAGTTTTGGTGCGTTTTCTTCCAAAAACTTTGCCGCTGCGTCAGGCCGCAACCGCATTGTGCCGGGGTCAACAAGCTGTCTGCGGAACAAATCCTCGACGCCTGTGGTAAACGCTGCGCGCGCTTGCGGGTCGGCGCCGAACGTCGTCAAGAACTGACGGGTGTCGGTGGGATCTTTGAAGTACGCCGCGACCGTGTTTTCAGGAAGAATGCGCGTCTCACCAAACGCCGTATCTTTCAGCAGCCGCCCGGTCACGTTGTCTTTGAACGCAGGCGCAAACCGATTGCGATAGACGTCAAGCGCCTGTCCGTACAACTCCTTGGCTTCATCTGACAAGTTGGGCGCGTTGTTGACGACGTTGTCAATCTGCCGATGTAACGCATACAGATCCGTGACCTGCGTTGGCGTCAATCCTGATTGGCTGCGCTGCGCCATCGCAATGTCCGAGTTGATCGCTTTCCGCAAGGCGTCAAGCTCTTCCAGCGTCATCGTTGGGGGCGCCTCGCCGGTCACGACACGCTGCGGACGACCGCGCGTGCTAACGCGCGTCTCGACAACGGGGCGCGCCTCTAGCCTTCCCAGCACGCGAGCGACCGCAGGCATAGACTCAGGCGCAAACTCAGCCAGCGGGCGCCCGAGGGCAGCGCGCGCCGCGTCAGCGATGGGCGTCACGTCAATGCGCGCGCCTTCAGCCGCATTGAATGCAGCCCTGTACGCAGGTTCGACATAGGAGGCGCGTGCCCGGCGTCGCAACTCGCTTGCACGCGCTTGGAGCACTTCACCAGGCGCTTCCCCCGCAGCAGCGGCAACATTAGGCGGCAGTTGTTGCGGCAGCGACTGAATCAGTGCGTTGAAGTTCTGTTCTTCAGCGGCCAACTGGCGTTGAAGATTGTTGCGCACTTCGGACAACCGCGTCGCATCGCCCGGCGACAACTGGGTAATGTCTTGCGCAAGTTGCCCTTCAATCCGGGAAAGCTGGCTTTGCAGATACCCCATGTTCTTGCTGATGGAATCCGCTTGGATCTGCGCCGCTTTAGGCGCAAGACGAATTCGGTTCTGGAGCGCCGCCAACTCAAGATTGTCGACACCGCCCTCGACCGCTCGCTCCAACACGGACGGCGTATATCCAGGCGTCGTCTTCATGCCCTGTGTGCGTATCAGCGCGTTCCGCAAGTCAGCGCCACCCGCTTCCAGCAAGGCATTTTCTGCGAGCTGTTGCGGACTGGAAAGAGCCAAGTCTTTAAGGGTGCGACCGCCCCCCAAAGCGGCGCGGGCAACCGGCGCCAAGACCGCACCAAGCGGCCCCGCAAACACCGCATCTTCCGGGCTGAATGGCAACGTACCGGCAAGCCCGCCAATACCGCCGCCTGCCATGCGCAGACCGATGCCTCTGGCGCCCTCGACCGTTGCGGGGATCTCAAACCCGCCTGTTTTGACCGCCTGCCCGAGAGCCGGCGCGCCTTTTTCGATCAGGGCGCCGGTGCCTCGGATAATCGGCGCGCCCAACATCATTTCAGCGCCAAACTTGCCTGCTTGCCCGGCAAATGTTGTCGGGTCGGCTTGAAATTCACGCTTGAGATACTCTTCGGTGGCAGCGCCGCGTTCTGGCAGCAGGCCGAGTTTTGACGCCCCTGCAAGTTGAAGAGGCGTCATCGCAGTTTGGACGGCTCCGGCGGCGATCGAGCGTTCCACTTGCTCCGGTACACCCAGCACCCCCAACAGACCCGTTGGCATCCGACGTTCTGCCGGCATGGCGTCGCCCAACTGACTGACGTCGTAGCCGCTGGCGCGCAACTGCTCAATCAGTTGCGCTTGCGTTGTTCCGACCGGCACGTTTTCAATGACGGTGCCGTTAGGCAATCGAACCGGCCGAACGTCCATTATTGAGACCTCAAATTTTTAAAGTCAATTACAGGCGGCAACGGTGCGGTCGCTTCTTTTTTAGGCGCGTACTGTTTCAATTCAGGCCGCTCAAAAATAGACTTGTTGCCTTGCTGTTCAAGCCACGCATCCTCGGCGCCCTTCATGGTGCCCTTGTCTTTGACCCACTTGCGGTAGAACTGATCTTGCTCAAGCGCCATGTTTGATTGCGCGCGGAACACAGCTAACACAAAACGATTAGCGGCTGGCGTATTGCCCAACTGCGCAAAGGTCTGCTCCATGCGCTGCGCGTCCTGGTTGGTCTGCACACCCTTTTGCTCAATTTGCCGTGCCAACACCTGATCCATCGCCGCTTTCAAAAACGTCTGCGCGTTGGTTGCAAATTTCTCTGCGTCTTTTACGCCAAGAGCGCCAAGCAAACCTGCGGCGGTCGCTTTGACTTCAGTGCCAAAGCCTGTCTTAAATCCAGAGTCCAAAACGCGCTCAGCCGAGTCAACCGACACAAGTGTTTTGCGCGCTGCTAGCGCTGCCACACGCACCCGATTTTCTTCTTCAACCAAGCTTTTGCGGCGCGCGCTTTCTTCAATATTTTCGCCAGTATTAACCTCTACCGTTGTTGTCGGCGCCTGCCCAAGCCGAGCGATTCGCTGGCTATACAGCTTTCGATTCGGGCTGTCTAACGGCAGTGCGTCTCGCTCTGCAATCAATCTTGCCAGTTCAGTTTGTTGTGGCTGAGTCGGAAGCGTACCCTTCAGACGCGCGCGCTCTACATCTCTCTCAGCGATAAGCTTGCCCACTCTAGCCGATTTTTCGCCGCGCTCGACATCCTCGGTGGCGATCTTGCGGATGTAGTCACCCCCGCCCGGAATCGCGTTCAACAACGTGCCGAGTTGTTGTTTGCGAGTATCGTCGTCGACAAACATCAAGTCGCCCAAGAACTTGTCCAGTTCAGGGTCAGTCAGCTTTTGCTGTTGCAAGAACAGCACCGACCGGCCATACGACGGCAATGACGGGTTTTCAAACGATCCGTAAATGGCGCTCACAAATTTCTTGCGGCGCTCTTCGTCTTGCTGCTCCTGTGCTTTTTGCTGCTCCTGAAACGCTTTGTAGACCTCAAACCCGCGTCCAGGATCAGCCGCCACAAGCCGCTCAAGCGTGGGTTGCCCGCCTCGCAACGCTTGTACCAGCGCGTTGCCTCGCTCTTCTTCTAGCTGAAGCTTGCGGGCCTGCGCCTGACGCAAGGCGTTCGCCTCCTGCATCTGCTGAAGTTGCGCGACCTGCATGAGCATATTGCCTTGGTTCGGCAACTGGATCTGGGGCATCTGGAACCCCATCGCGATCTGCGGCATGATAGCCATAGCGGGGTTCCTTACAGAGATCCTTGACCGTATGAGCTTGCGTAACCGTAGCTCATCGGTTGTGACATCCGATTGAGATAATTCTGGAACGCTTGATTCTGCTGGTTCTGCAAGTACAGGTTCGTACCCTGACCAAAGGCGTTCGCCAGCGCGTTTGCCGACCCAATCGTGCCAGCAGCCTGCGCGGCCCCCATCGCACCTAGACCGGCCGCTTGCGCGCCGCCTAAGTTTGCCATCTGGCCCGCGATGTTAGCGGTCGAGCCTGCGCCCGTGGCGGCGGTCTGCATGAGCGGCAGCAGGCGCGCGCTGCGCTCGCCCGCAAACTGACCGTACTCCATTGAGCCAAGGCCGGCCCGAGCCGCCCGATCCGCTTGGAACCGCTGGAAGGCGTTGCCGTACTCTTGAGACGCAAGGTTCTGGCCGTACCGCTGGAGCGCCTTGCCCGTGCCACCTGACATCAGCCCGCCTCGGGCGGCGGCGCTGCGCTCAAGCGCACGCAAGCCTTCCGACAGCCGGAACCCGTAGCCAGGGTCTGCCTCAAAGTTGAACTGCTCAGCCGCCAACTCAGCCGGCGAGAGACCCGCCGTCGCCCGGTACTGCGACGGGTTGCGGATCTCTTCCATTAGCATATTCTGAGCTTCAAGCCCGCCCTGCCGGAACGGCTCTTGAAGCGCCAACTGGCGCTCGAACATCCGCTCCTGTGATGCGATGCCCTCACGGGTCGCAGCAGCCTGCTCGGCTGCGGCCTTGCGGGCAGAGCGAGCGCCGAACAGACCGCCGAGGATCTGCCCGCCCACCAACATTGTTATCGGATCCATTACTTTACCCCTTCCAGCGCGGCTTTGATCGCGTCAGGCGTTTGAGCTGCATCGATCGCAGTCTGCATGGCGGCGTACTTGTCGCGGATCTTTTGGCGCTCGGCCTCGGCTTGCTGTGCGGATACGCCGGGGATCTGCTTGGCAATGATGTCGTCAAACGGCGCGAACTCCTTCTCGCGAGCCGCACGACGGCGATCGTGAGCGATCACCTTGGCTTTGTCAAGAT